AGGCTGCGTATACTGACGCAAAGGAAGAATTAGATGCGTCTATTGAGGCAGGTGGTACACTTGATTCTATGAAAGATATCTTATCGGCAGAACAATCAGCCGCAGCACAAGTATCTTTAGCATTGGCGAATAAAAATGCCGCAAATACGGCATATCTAAATGCGCAAGCCTCTGTGGCGGATTTACAAGATGTGGCAGATGCCTTAGAGGCCATTGCAGTAGCTGCTGGAGTGTAAAGGGATTATGTGTAGCAACTTAAATTCATTTCTTAACTGAACAAAAATTGACACAGATTTGACGATAGTGTAAATTACAAAAAATATAATATGATATATCGTATTATATTTCCTATATTCTACCGTCAAATCTTTAATTTAAGAACCCCCAAGGTGTTCTTAAATTAAAGATTTTCTTGGCGAAGCCACTGCTTCCTATGATGAAGCACAAAAATCAGAAAAATTAATACTAGGACGATGGGGTTATCATTGGGAAAGATATAAAGATATACAAAAATATTATGAATAAGTGTTTATATGACTAATATCCAAATAATAATCCTGCTCTTCCACCATAGACTCTTAAAATATTATATGTTTCCGCCCATACATAGATTGTATATGCTGGAACATCACTTTGTCTTATAGACCCTCTAAATGGTTTGAATGTTAAAGAAAGTTCAATTCTAGTAATTTTATCTAAATTTGCGTGTCCCATTGGATTACTTAAACCAAATGCTTCTGAGTGTGTGCCAAAAGGTAAATGATAATAATATTTATTATGCCAAGGAGTTTTTCGTTGTTCTATAGTAGGAAGAATTGACCTGAAAAATTCTGGAGAACTTGTGGCATATCGTATCATTTTTCCCTCATATAGTAATTCTAGTGTCTGTATTGGCTCAGAATCTATTGAAGAAAATGCTGGAACAAGAGATGTGAATTTATCTACACTAAGTCCCTTGGCATCTGGCCACCAGGGGGCGATAAGTCCTATTCCACTGATATCAAATACATTTGCCCCAGATAAATCTCTAGTTGCCAAAAATGGGGCATTTAATAAATCGGCATCAACTCTGTGTGCCATGAAATAGATATCACGACATGGATTTGGAATTCTTAGAGGCACTCGTGTTGTAAAATGCCCCTTTGTTTCTTGTTTGAAGGAATAGTGTTGGACAACTGGATAACTTAAATCTGCCAAACGAATTCTATTTGCCTCTGGCTTATCTAGATAGACATATTCAAGTAAGATATATGATTCTTGAATTTTGAATGACTCTGGCATTTTTATTCCTGGAATTCGCCTGACCTTTACAGATTTTTCTGGGTTTCCATTGAGTCCAAAGATTTCTTCACCATTCGGGTCTAAGACATAAAATGGACTTCCTGCCATTGGAGGCATTGCGAGCATACCAGTCACTTCTGGTATAGCAGCCTTTGCCTCATCTCCAGATTGAAATACCCTTTCACACCCTTTTACAAGAGTCTGTGCTGGAATACTGGCAACTGCTGGAGAACCGGGCGTAATGACATATGACCTCGGGTCCTTCAAGCGACTTGTGCTTGTATATAAAGCATCTACCACATTATATGAAGCCCCAATTTGAACGAGGTCATTCCCTATGGCATCAATGGGAAGGGCAGATGAAGGATCGCCTCGAGAAAACCAAAAGGGGAGTGGTGTGACTATTTCTTGAACGCCGGTAAAACCGTTTGATTTAGGAGTAAATCCATTATCATAACGACCGATTAGACGATTCAAGGTAGTGGTTTTTTCAAGAGGTGTGTGGAATTCATCCAAGATTTCTAATAATCTTCCATCTAAGGTATCAATCGGTGCTCCACCAATGGTAATATTGGCAGATGTAAGTAAGGCATGTCCAATAGAATTTGTCCATCCAAAGGTGGGGCCGGCAAATTGTAAGCCATTATCACTGGCATATTTTCTGGCCTGGGCTTGTGTTGTAGAGATATCTGGCATTCGTGTAACAAGGTATGCCCTTGTCACTAAATGGCCTCTTCTAGGAACAGTAATCTTTGCGGTTGAGCCAAATGCCGGTTGATTATCAAAGTCAACACGATACCATTCTGTTGTAAAACGCCCAGCCCTCAAAAAAGTTTTCTGAAAGGCTGATATTAAGGGCTGTCCCTTCGGTCCTAAGAGGCGTTCATCCTGAAGACCAGAACTTATAAGTTTTAATAGGCCAGCCGAGGCCATTCTGTTTGAAGCCTTTTACAAAATCTTTAGCTATTAGAAATCTTGTCCTCAACTCTAATAAAAAGTGTTTTTACCAGCCTTAATTAGCAAATACTCCCCAGTATGAATCTTCTTATAGTAGAATCTCCAGCAAAATGTAAGAAGATTGCCTCATTCTTAGGACCTAATTATAAGGTCTTGGCGACCATGGGTCATATTCGTGCCTTAGATGAAGACCTGGATGCAGTAGGATTAGACAGAGATTTTGAACCACGATTTAAATTCATCAAAGAAAAAACGAAATCAATGAAAGCAATTCTTGAGGCAGCTACTCAAGCAAATATGATATATCTGGCTGCGGATGATGATAGAGAAGGAGAAGCAATCGCATATTCTGTGGCCTGTCTTTTAAAGAAAGACCCTCTGTCATTTCCCAGAGCTGTCTTTCACGAAATTACACAGACAGCAATTCGCAATGCTGTGGCAAATCCTAGAAAGATAGACTTGGATAAAGTATATGCTCAGCAGGCGAGGTCTGTGTTAGATATGTTGGTTGGATTTACAATTAGTCCCTTACTTTGGAAACATGTGGCTCGTGGTTTATCTGCTGGACGTTGCCAAACACCTGCTCTACGTCTTGTATACGATAAGGAACTTGGCATTAAATCCCATACTACACAAACATCATGGACTATTAAAGGCTCTTTTACAGAAGAGAAATTTAAAGGGTCATTTGAAGCAAAGATGGATGACGAATTAGAAGACCAAGAGTCGGCATTTAATTATCTTGAAAACATTCATTGCCTTACATCTGCCAAGGTTGTTTCAGTAACACTTACACCATGGACAGCAAATCCTCCGAAGCCCCTTATTACAAGCACATTACAACAAGAGGCATCAGCTCTTCACAAAATCAATCCTAAAGTTACGATGAAAATCGCACAAGCCTTGTATGAGGCAGGTCATATTACATATATGAGGACAGATTTTGCTATTCTATCTGAGGAAGCTGTAAAGGAGGCAAAGGGCTGGGTATTAGACAATCATGGCGAGGAATATGTTGGCACGTCAGTGTCTAAGACTCATGTAAAAACAAATGCTCAAGAAGCGCATGAGGCTATTCGCCCTACACACTTTGATATTGAAGATATTCCTGGCGATTGGACACCACAAGATAAGAAGATTTATACTCTTATTTGGAAACGTGCGATTCAATCAACAATGTCGGCGGCAAAGGGTCAGACTCGCAAAATTAAGATGACCTTTGGAGATGATTCAGATTTCCCTTGGACTTCACAGTGGAAGAAAACCGACTTTGAGGGTTGGCAAATTCTAGGGCGTCCTGCCAATTTGGATAGTGATGAGGAAGATGAGCAAGGGGGTGAATGGAAACAGGCAATGGCCATCAACGTTGGAACACTATTACCATGGTCTAATATTCAAGCGGCTCCAAAGAGAACAAAGGCTTCTCCACGATTCACAGAGGCTACACTCATCCGTGAATTAGAGAAAAAGGGGATAGGACGCCCATCCACATTTGCTTCTCTTGTAGATGTCTTATTTGATAAGGCATATATTGAAAAGAAGGATATCTCAGGAGAAAAGGCTTCTCAAGTAACATTAAATGTCACTCCATCAAAATGGCCACCTATTACACAGACAACACAAATTAAACTAGGGTCAGAAAAGGAAAAGCTTGTTCCTACACCCTTAGGAGAATCTGTCGTTAAATTCTGTTTGAAAGAATTCCCTCAACTATTTGCATATGATTTTACAGCGCAGATGGAAGAACGACTTGATTCAATCTCACAAGGAAAAGAAAATTGGAAGAAATTATGTCATAGCACATGGAATTCTTATAAGGGGGATTATGAGCGGTTGAAGGATGCCTCATCTGCTCCTTCTACCTCTGAGAAAGTCAAGGATTTTGGAAATGGATTCAAGGCTGTTCTCAGTAAATCTGGACCACTTCTCGTTCAAGAAGGAAGTCCAAAGGCAATATTCTATCCCTTTCCAGAAGGAAAGACAGTTATTGATATAACTGAAGAAGAAGCGAGAGAATGGATTGCTCATCTTACTGAGGCTGCCAATATGGGAGAATTTAATGGAAACACTATTATTAAGAAAAAAGGACCATATGGAGAATTCTTAGAATGTAATGGTCTACGTGTTCCGTATAATGAACAAGATACCACGACAATTATTCTTGAGAAATTTACACAAGCTTCTGAGGGAAATAAGGATAAAGTCACAATTGGTCCATATATATTTGCCGTTGGTAAATATGGACCTTATATGTATAAAAACATAATTAAAAAGACATTTATAAGTATTCCCTCTAACATAGTCCCTAAAAATCTAACAGAAGCTGAAGCTGCTGCTCTATATAAAAATGGATTGGAAGCGAAGAAAACAGTGACATCATTCCAAGGCCGTGGGGGCCGTGGGGGCCGTGGCGGTCGTGGAGGTCGTGGAGGAACTTCTTAACTACTAATTAGATGTCAACCCCTGTTACACAGGCAAATACTCCTAAGG